CGGATTGCTTGGCCAATCTCTATGGCTTTCCCTCCAGCTTGTCCCACGATTGTCTGGGCTTCGCTTGCATCCATTTTCCCCGAGAGGATATTAGAAAGCTCAGGAACACCATCCTTGATATCTTGAACGACCTTTTTGCCTGCCTCCACAGCTTTGGAGCCTATCTGGAAATTCAATGCCAGGGTGGCAACATACACTCCGGTGGTCGGTCCAGCAACGAAGGAAGTAAGAAGGCCTGCAGCGACAGCTCCGGCCATATCCTCTGCGAGCTTTTTAATATCCCCTGATTCCTGGGCTTTTTTGACTGCCAGATATACGGATAACGTACCTAAAGCAGCACCGGCAACAAGTTTCCCTGAAGAAGTAAACCCAAAGCCAGCTTGAATGGATGAGAGAATTCCCTTTATTGCACCACCAGCAATCGATAAACTGATTGCTATGCCGATTCCTTTTTGAAGAACGTCTGCACCAACTCCCCAGAAGTCTGACCAGTCACCTGTCTGCATCCCCTTCTTTACTGCCTGGAATGTTTTTCCAATTGCTTGAACTGTCAAATCAATGGTTGTGTTAATTGCATCGAGGACCCCGAACTCATCGAGGATCTCAATAAGTTTTGTTTTTACCTCTTCAAATTTTTCCTTGATAATATCTGCGGTAATCCCGATAACCTCTCCAACAAAACCAAAGACCGCTCCAACCTTGGGGATCATATTCACTGACCAGGCAACGAACCTGACAAATGCTTTGACCATACCATTGAACGGTCCACCTTCTTTGACCACATCAGTAATCCATCCGCCAAGATTCTCAAAAGCTTTTTTGAGATCATCAAACGCATCAGAGTCCCTGAACCTCTGGATACCTCCGATGAGATCCTGGGTGATAGTCTTTGCTGCTGGCAACATACTTTGCCCAATCTCGTCCATAGCCAGGGCAATGTTGTCTTTGTACGTGGAAACCAAACCACTGAAGGTGCCAGCTTGTTTCTCGAGCATCCCAGCAAACTGTCCTGTTCCTGTTGTCATGGCCTGCAGCGCTTTATCGACCTCCCCGAACCCGACTCTCCCGGCTGTTATCATCTTGAACAGTTCATCAGTAGATACCTCAAGATTATCTGAGAGACCCTCGAGGATCGGGATCCCTGCTTCCGTCATCATATTGAGTTCTTCCAGGGATGCTTTGCCTTTCGCCCGGATCTTCCCGTATGCCCGGACAACCGATTCAAGCTTGTCGGCTTGCCCCTGGCTTACATTCCCAAGCATTTCCATCTTCTCTTTGACATCGTCAGCAGCAATACCGAAGGCCATAAGGTTCTGAGCACCCTTTGTGATGGTCTCAAACTGGAGCGGGGTGGAAGCAGAGAAATCACGAAGTTCAGAAAGTACAGCCCTGGCTTTCTCGGCATTGCCGATGAGCACATTGAATGAGGTATCGATCTGCTCCATCTTGGCGGCTTCCTGAAGGGAGCTTTTTGCAAGCTTCACAGTACTCACCACACTGGCAACAGCCGCGGCACTGGCAGCTATCACTCCAGCTTTTATCGACTTGCTTATCCGCTGGGAGGTTTGGCCAAGCTCTGTGAGAGATCTTCCTGCCTGTTGTGCCTCTTTTGACACGAACTCTTTGCCGTCAATTATTACTGAGACCTTGTTCTGTGCCATTTATCCTCTAACTCCCTGTTCTTCAATTCGTTCCACTTCCCCCTGATCACATCATAGATATCCATATCCTTTGCAGGCTGCTTAGCAAGCCCTCCAGGATATTTGAACCGAGCATAGGTCCCGTGAGAATCCATCAGTCGGATGCAGTCCTGTACCCACGGTCCCCATGTCTCTACGATTTCGGCTGGTTCTCGCCCGTCGGGGAGGGCGTCTCCCCATTCGAAGGTTGTTCCGTGGTAGATCCATTCTGTTGCGTCTTTGATTTCTTGGTGCTCTTCTTGGCTAAAGGGCGGTTGTATTCCTCCACAACCTTCAGGATTTCTTCTGCAATTTCTGGGTAGTCAAGGATGTCTTGAGCAAGCGATGAGACATCCTGTGTTTCTGGACCATCACAGAAGTTGTGAGAGTGAATCCCCTCATTCAGTCGAACCTTGATATAACTGGCAGACGGTACATACTGACTGTCCATCATAGCTGCAAGCTCTTCATCGGTAAGCGTATCCATGACTTCACTCATGATCTGAGCCTCATCTTTTCCTTCTGCATCAATGTCGAGCTTTTTGATCATGCTCGCCAGTGCCTTCTTATCGATACTCTGCTGCAGTTTGCGCTGCTCCTCGTTGATTGCATCTTTGCCGGATACGCTATACTTTTTTGGTTTGATCCAATAGCCGGGAAAAGTCTTCAGTTCAACCTTATCCCCGACAATCGTTCTCTGTGCTGCTTCTTTCCATCCCATCTGTGACCTCCTAGTAGGCTGCTGCGTCACTGGTTACCATGAAGATGGTGACCATAGCGTCATAGCTGTTCTGATCGATTGCCTCGAACGAGAGTGACTGCTCAATTGCAACCCCGCCTTCGGCTTTACTTTCTTCGGTATAGAGGACCGCCGGCATATCTACGAGAGCAATTTCCTTTTCTCCACCCTCGAAAAACAACTGCAGGGACCCAATGTCGTTTGATGCTACTTTTGCCCGTTCAGTTTCCGTGATCGCGGAAGCTCTGAGGGTTACGCTTCCGGTGGCAGCAAACATGCCCCGGGCGTGTGATTGTTTATACAGTGATCCCTGTCCGTAGCCTTCATCTCCATCATGATTGTTGCTGATTTCAGCACTCACATTCTTGGTATATACGTGCTCGATTCCTGACACGATGGTTTTACCATTTGCGAACTTCATGGGGCTGACTTTCTCAAGTTCCACAGTTGATGGGGTCTGTCCGCCTTCACCCTCAGTGAAGATTCCATTGAAGGTCACTGAAGCACGACCTTTGAGATCTGCTGAGATTGAGAAACTGTCAAAAACTCCACCTTTACCCAGGTCATTGGAACCCGATCCATCAAACTGCATGGAGTAGGTTGGCAACTCCATGTTTGAGAGCACGGAAGCAAACTTGTGCAGATACTTTCCGCTGCCCGTTTCCCCGAAGAAAATGACTGCATAGCGTCCTTTTGCCTGGGTGGCAGCAATCTCAATTGGGGTGCTCACCTCAAGATCATCATCCCCGAAGAGTTTTTCTGCAGAGTAATCTCCGAGCCCATTCAGCTGTGCGATCAGATCTCCGAGGATCCCAGATAGCGTAAGCGCTCCTTCAGTCCCAAAGGTGGAGTCTACAGCTTCAGCTCCAAGCTCTCCAGTTTTTGACTGAATTTCGGATCCAGCAACACTGATTTTCGCTGATTTCTCTGATCCGGTGTATTTAAGCAGGATAGCGCCACCAACTTCTTGAGGTGCTGCTACATCCCCGCCGAGAGCACCGGCAAGCCCCATACCTACGGCTCCGCAAGCCTGCAGATAACATGGGATCTCTGCGTTCACATCGATGGAATCAACGAACATCCCGGCTTTTGCGTTCCGACCGGTGATAACATCACTATCGGTTTTGCTTGGTTGTCTTTGCAGCAGTGAAAGCCCCGTTATGGGAAACCGTTTGGTCCGGGCAACTGCGTCTCCCAGGGTGCTCTCAGGTCCGCCGATCGTCACGGCAGTAAATTGTCTTTTGTACATTTCGTTACCCCCTGTACATCTCCCTCACAACGTTTATCGCTAAGAGGGCATATTTCTCATTCCCGGTTCCTCCGGGAAAATACTCGATATTTTCAACGTTTGCATGAACAACCTGTCCATCCAGCGTGTCATAGTCCCAAATACATGAGGCAAAAGCATCGGCATAACGCATGCACCGCCGGCTTACAACCTCACTTTCATACCCATCGACCACGATGAGCACATCGATGTGATAAGTCCCGCTGATGACGCCGTATCCCTCATCATCCGGTGTGATACTTGCCGGATCTATAAGGACAAAAGGCTTTGATCTTCCACGCCTGGCATAATCCTGACCAATCTCAATCGATGTGAAGGAGGGGAGTTCCTGTCCTGTATCCTGGCGGATGTTTTCCATATACCCTTCAATGTTGGCGGTAAAGAAATCTTTCAGGATATCAAGGGTCTGTTCAGTCCATCTCATCGGCTAGAGCTCCTTTTCTCTGATTACTCGATCGATTTCTCTATCCATTGCATCGGCAAGTTCCCCTGAATTCACAAATCGCCGGATGCTTGGGTAGAAGAATGGTCTTGGAGCAATATCCACATACTTGGCAAAGATCAGCTGTCCATTAGCAGCAGTAAATCTGAGCACAGAAGCATCCTTCGGCGTGATATGGGCTCCGTTGTATTCATAGATCGAAGCCAGGTTCGGGGCTTTCAACCTGTAGTATGCCCGTCTGATCTGACGGTATTGGATTCCCTTTTCAAACTTGCCAGTTCTCCTGCTGAACTGAGAACGGAACCCCTTCTGGGCTTCCTTCTTTGCTACATAGGAGACACCTTCCAGGACTCTATCGAGCATTTGAGGACTGTCTTTCGCTAGTTTCTCAAGCTTACTTGCAACCTCCTGGGCAAAGAGAACCCTGATCCCGTTTGATCTGCCTCCTCGTATATTCGACCGTGCCATTAGACCCTCACACTCTTGTAGCTTTCAAATACCCGCTGCACAGACAGGGGAAGGACTAATTCATATCCCACATTCACACCGTCCGGGGTTGTCTGGTTCTTGATCCCCAGGGCTCCATCATTCAATCGTTTGAGATTCCAGGAGATAGCCTCGATGCAGGCAAGCTTCACATCATCAGGAGCCGTGGTTTCCGACCATCCGCCGGTGTAGGTTACTTCAATGTTTCGCTCTCCCTGGGGAAATGTTGCCTCTGTGCGGTACAAAACCCCCTGGCGTTTATCCACGCTGAAATCAGTGATCTCCTCATCCCCGATCTTCACCATCGCTACGGTTTCAACCGGCCAATGCGGAAGGATGAGTTCTGAGCCACCATAGCCCGACAGATAGACTGTCCGTTCCTTACTTTCCAGTTCTCTTCTAGTAATCGTCTCAGCCTTACTGGTTATCCACCCAATCAGAGTTTCCACCCTTGTTTGTACTGAATCTGAAAGCGACAGAAATTCTTTCACGAACGTCCAGCTCACGAGCATCTAGCGTACCTCTTTGTCCTGATCTGCCGTGGCGGTCTCCTGTTTTTGCTTGTTTTTCTTGAGGATCTCAACATATCCGACTTTCTCCAGTCGTTTTGCTACATCCTGATTCAGCAGGGTTTTATCTCCCTCGACAAATGACCCATGCAAGCCTGAATGCCCAACTAAAACCTTAATTTCTACTTGTTTCATATCATCTCCTCATCCCCGGGGCATAATGCCCCGGGGTACTACATTGTTATTACTTTTTGTCCTACACGCCCGAGCCCATAGTCAGTTTCTTGATTGCCTCAGGGAGCATTACAGCTCCATCAAGTCGTTCAAATACTCTGAAACCTACCTGCCCCTTGTCGGCATAGCGCTCATTGAGCCGCTGGATGGAACGGGTCCCCCGTTCAGCAATGGTGTAGTAGGAGAGGTCCCCGAAGATGATCGGAGTAGCATCTGCTGCAATATCCGGCATTCCTTCACTCTCCTCAACCGGATGCCCGAGCAGGCTGTCCGGCTGTCCTGCAGCTAGAGCCGGCTGCCACAGGTACTCACCTGTTGAGCCGTTTTTCAGCTTACGGATTGCCTTCGCTGTATTGCCGTTCAGCAGCACGATACCTTTTCTGCGGTACTGCTTCTTTAAGGAGTAGATGAAGTCGATCAACTCATCTGCAACAAGTGCATCTGCTGCTGCAGCGACCTTTCCCGCGGATCCCCCGGCAATAAGTCCACCGATCTCTCCCGTACCGGTTCCCTGGCAGAACTTTGCTTCCATGGCAGCTCCAGCAAGATCTGCGTAGTTCTTGGAAAGTTCAGCAAACAGATCAAAGCCGGTATCGGCGAGAAGCTCCTCCGAGAGTTTCACCAGGTAGGTGAGCTTATATGCTCCGAGCGCTTCCTTTGCATACGAGGGAGTGCTCTCGGTATAGTCACTAGCCTCACCGGTCCAGTAGACAACTCCACGATCATTGGCGATGGGGATTTCCCGGTCATGCTGCAGCTGGATTACTCGTGCATGATTTCTCACTGCCGATACATCCGGCAGGGAACGCAAGATTGCATTCGCAAGCTCTGTTGGCACAAGGTAGCCGCCATTGCCAGCAGATCCAATGCTCATAGCACGGAACTCGTCCTGTCCAATATTCATACCTTGCCTGAGATAGCTCAGATATGCGGATCGGTACTCATCTGTTGAGAGAGCTTGCTGTGATCTGTTCTCTGGAGTTTCTACCTCTGGGCGAATCCCTGAATCATCACGCTGTTCCAGATTTCTCTCAGCCTGTTCAACCTGGCGTACTCGCTTGATGTCCTCATTGAGATCATCAACGTCTGCCATGATTGCGTCATACTTGCTGCGTTCTTCTGCACTCAGGTTCCTCTTTTCTGCATCAGCAGTATCAAGGACCTCACGCGCTTGCTTGATGAGTGCTGCGCGTTTATCTAACAGTTCCTGTAGCTTCATTTCTACACCTCTTCTTTCAATCGTATTTGTTCTCGCAGGATCTCAGTTGGTGTCTGTGTAAGCTCCTCCGCCGAGGATCCCTCATCTGGCGCCCCAGAATCAGGCTTGTTACGACAGATCACTTCTTTGGATCGTGCGTAGACTTCTGTGGTTGGATATGCTGGCTCTGTGACTGGTGAGAAATCAAGAATGTCCTCAAACTTCTTGATCGTTCTGACCTCAAGTACAGACCCGTCCTCGTTTTTCTCTGTGTCCCAGGATTCACCCTCCTGGGTAACGCGAAAAGCAAAGGACATCTGATCAACCAGTTTGTTCTTGATCGCTTCATGTCCTTCACGTCCCCATACAGAACCGCTGACCTCTGCTCTCATCCATACACCGTGCTCATCCTCTCCAGTTTCCAGTGTGCCGTTCTTGAATGACGCCATAGGCTTCGCAGTGTCGTGGTTCCAGAACACCTGGGTATTCTTCTTCTCCAGGGCTTCAGTTGCAGCACCCGGTTCAATGACCTCAACCAATCCTGGAAACAAAACGGTCCTCTGTCCGTAGACGATCGGATATCCGGTAATCTCAAGTTTGTGTTCTTCGCCTTCCTGTACTTCCCGGATCTCAATATCCTGGATTGGTCTGTATCTTCTTTCCATCTTCTCCATGTCTTATGCCTCCGAGACAATGTCACAGTCACACCCGTCATGGTAGGGGGGGTGTGATCTGTTTGATGTTGGTATAAGAGGGTATTGAGCTCCCTCCGGCTTGAATTCTTCTCCCTTCTTTACAAACGGCTGCATTACATCCACAACAGTCCCATCGATAGCATTGCAGTAAGGGCAGCTATCGCCATGAGCAACCGACCTGATCTTCGAGATCCCCATGGATGCATAGGCAGAAAGTGCGAAGTAATTCCGCATTCTGGTTGTCTCCAATTTTTCAATACTCTGGGGCTTGTCCACTGGCCAGCTCTCAGTTCTGGAGTCTATGACTGCGTGATAATCTTCATCCTCCGCAATTGCATCCTTGATCGCTGTGACCAGCTGACCTCGATCCTGGGAAATAAAGCGTTTGGCGAATGCGGTTATGTATTCATCAGTCCTGTGTGCAAAATCATCCCCTGGGGCAGTATCCTTTCCAAGTTCCTCTGCAAAGATTGGATAGAGATCCTCACTTGCCCGCCGGTAGATCGGAGCGAACGTCTCTGCAACAAAGGTTTCAAGGGAACCGAATTCTGTGATGATATATTCCTTGGCTGCCTGTGCATCCTTGTGTTCAAGCTTATCTTTGATCCAACGTAGTTCCTCTTCTACCACTTTTTCCGTAGCAGCTCTCAGATCTCCGCGATATCGATCAGCAGTATAACGCCGGTCGGCAATTGATCTTCTCTCACGTGATCTGCGGTTTATTCGGGTCTCTTTGATAGCAGGGGTGCTCCGTTGTGGATCTTTTTCCACTGGGGGATTTCCCCCAGTCAGATAGTTTGCTTTGTTTGTCATGTTCAAGGGAGCAAGAAAGATCTGACCCATGTTATCTGGCTGCGGATTCATATCTTCCAGAGCTCTGACCTCATCAGCATTAAGCCATCCATTCTCAACACCGATTTTGTAAGCCTCGTATCGGCTCTTTATATCACCACGAAGGAGGCCTTCCAGGGAGAACTTTACATACTCACCCGGCTGCAGCAGCTTCATATTCAGCTCTTGTTCGAGCCGGACCGCCCGGGGTCTCCAGGTATAGATCACTGCTTCAATTGACTGCTGCTCAATATTGGAAAAGGTTGCTTTCTCCATATCTCCGACCATATGAGGCTGCATACCAAACCAGCGTGCAATCTCGGTGACCTGGAATTTTCGTGTCTCAAGAAATTGAGCATCCTCATTTGTCAGCCCGATTTTCTGATAGTCCATGCCTTCTTCCAAGATGATCAAACCGTGGGATCTCTCCAGACCTCGATACTTCTGGTTCATTTCCTTACGGAGTCTTTCATAGGCTTCATCACTCAACCCTTTCTGGTGCTTGAGGAATCCTCCCATGTTCGTCCCCTGCCCAAAGAACCGGGCCCCATACTCCTGGGCCGATAATCCGAGCCCTATGGATTCCCGGGCGAGGGTAATCATTGAGTAGCTGTCGATTCCAGTGCTGCCAAATCCTCGAAAATGCAGCATCTTTTCAGCAGGGAAGGGGTAGTTCGTTGGGATATAGACATAGACGAGTTTTCCGGTTGTGCTGCGCTCAATACGGATCTTGTCGGGATGGATCGGCCAGAGTTCAACAGGTCGTCCTCGACCATCTCTTATGATTTCTGCGAACGCACGGCCACGTAGTTCCAGATGTCCCTGGATAACTTCACGGAAGACATTTGCCGGCATTTCTGGATTCGGTGAAAGCCCAAGAAGTCTTGCCACTGGATGATCGATTTCCTCACGTCCAATGGCCGTTTTTCTGTAGACGTGTACTGGTAGGGTGGAAAGTGTTTCAGAGGAACGGCGAACACAGGCAAATACAGTTGAGAGATTGAGTGCAGTCTCATGGGTCACGTAGGCCCCAGAGTGGCTCTTGGTTGGTAGGATGTTTTCCCAGGCTCTCGGATCTTTCAATGTGATATTTTCACTTGTTCTGCTTCGCAGAGTTGCCTTGATCTTACCGAGAATACTCATACAGCTCTCACTCCTCGTCTCTCATAGACTGAACCATTTACACTGCCGTGTACGGCTCGATCCAAGGACATGATGGTAGTGATAACTCCATCAATACGTTTTCCTGTTCTCTTCCTGTCTGGCTTGACCGGTTTAATGTTGCCGGCGGGGTCCGTCTTGATCTCCACACAGCTAGCCATCCAGGTCATGACTGGGTTGTCCCCATGGTTAAGCTCTTTTGCCAGTACGCGTTTTTCAAAGTCTTTTGACGGGGCACTCATAGATCCAAACCCCTGGCGGAACTGAACCATGGTCATGCCTCGATCCTCAAGATTCTGGGTAATCTGATTTGCGTTCCATGGATCGTAGGCGATTTCCTGAATTCGAAAGGAGTCGGCATCTGACTTCACTTGTTCCTCAATGAAGTTGTAATCAATTACGTTTCCTGGGGTGGCTATAACAAACCCCCGATCTCTCCAGAGCGTGTAGGGGACCTTATCCTTACGCTGTCTCTCCAGGATGTTTTCTTCCGGGATGAAAAAGCGATAGAGGAACGTGTACCTAGGATCAAGATCGGTCGGCGGGAAACAGAGCGTCCATGCCGTGATATCGAGATTGTTTGATAAGTCCAAAGCCCCGTAGCATATGCGTCCTCGTAGAGCTGATTCATTGACTCGACCACTACAAGCTTTCCAGGCTTCATCACCGATCCATGCAGTAGTAGCCTGAGTCCACATGTTCATATTCTTTGTTTTCACTGAGTTCTGTTTCTGCGGAGTAGCAAGGGCCTTTCTGACCTGTGATTCCAGGTATTCTGGATAGATAGAAACTCCGAGATTCGGGTTTGCCTTAATCCAGACCTTGTAGTCTGTCCAGTCATCACCCTCATCAAGGGTGTAGATGATCCCGAACACATCTTCTGGGATCGGATCAAGCGTACCGGTGAGAATACCTTCAATAAGGGTACGCTCTTCCTGGAAGCATGGAGCATTCTTATCATATCCGGCAGTAGTGATAATGTAGATTAGCGGCTGCTCACGAGATCCCATACCATCTTCAAGAACGTTAAGTTGGTCAGAACTTTTGTAAGCATGATACTCATCAACCAAGGTAAAATGTGGATTCTTTCCATCTTCGGTATCTGAGTCTTTCCCCAGCGGTCGCAGCTGTGATTGGGTCCCAGGAATGGTTATTGTTGAATTCTGTTTGAATGTCCTGCATTTCTGGTGCAAGAATGGGTGTCTGCGGATTTGGGCTTCGGCCTCACTCCAGGCGATCTTTGCCTGGTCTTTTTTCGTGGCTATACAGTAAACCTCTGCTCCCTTTTCTCCGTCCATGAGAAAACAGTAGTTGGCCGAGGTCGCAGCCCATGTGGTTTTTCCGTTCTTACGGGCAACCTCAATGTAAGCTTTGGTAAATCTCCTGGTATGGGTGTCGGATCGTTTCCATCCGAAAACACACCAGTCCACAAACTGCTGCCATGGTTCTAGCGTGATATTCAGTCGCTCCTTGGCCCATTTACCCTTGGTGTGTTTGAGCTGCTGTGAAAAACGAATCTTTCGCTCTGCAGCTTTCGGGTCGAAGTAGTAGGGGAACTCTCGGGAATTCTGTCGCTCCAGATCGCGTACGTGCCTCTGAACTGCAAGCTTTACAAAGCGACAGACGGTGATCCGATCGTTAAGAACATCATCAATGTAGTTCTGCGCGGTGAACTCAGCCATTGACTTCCTCCCACATTCTCTCCATCTCTGATTTTTCTTCACGCTTACGATCGGATATATCAATACGATTTCTGGCAGCAGGGGTAAGTCCCAGCTGGATCCCGTATTTGAGATATTGCTCTTTTGCCTTGTGCATAGTTGTCAGTTCAAAGCCGGTCTGAGAGTTGTGCTCGGCGAGATACTCTGACAATTTCCGTTTTCGCTTTTTTACTTTGAACGTAGTTCCTCCGCATGCTTGGCAAACATAATTTTCGTTGTCAACTTCTCCACAGGAATCGCA